TAAAATGGGAATAGTTAGAATGAAATATTTTAGCAATATATACTTAAATAAGTAACGATATATGCAAGGCTGTAGAAAGTGTTATAATGTTCGGTAATATCATTAGTAAGGTGTATAATAGATTGATTGTTTAATAGTGTAGTATGATTGTTATATGGTATATAGTATGTAATAACTATATCATCATTCTAATGTCTAACGCAATAAAAAAATAGAATCAATTAATTAGATCTAATAAGCTGCAGCAATTAAGTATAATATATGTTATACAAATTAAATGTTATACATTAATATAGTTCCATATTCAAAATGATATATCATTATAATTAATTCTTATTAGTTACATAACTAAATCAATCTATCATCTACCATTGTTATACATATATTATTACTAACCTGCTACATACTTACGAGATCCTTACTTCACACTTATCACTTGAAATTGTTTTTCAGTAAACTTTTTACTACCCGCCCTAGGTAAAATTTGCACACAGTTGTATATGTGTACTACACCTGTACAAATATTACATAATTTTGACAATACAGTAAGCACTAATAAGCATTATATATACTTAAGTTATAAGTTATTAATATTCTATTTGCATAGTAAGTAAAAATCATTAATCTAAAACATTTGTTTCTCCTTTCTATTTTTCTCCAAACTAAAACAAAATCTTACTATGCAGTATCTTATATAAGGTAGGTTAAATCCCTATATGACTCTAGTGGTTGTTTTGCTGGTGTAGCAGTTATATAAGATACTCTATTTGACAATACTACATAATCTCGTTACTATTTTGGATATATTTTAATTGAAGGATAATAATGAAGATAACAAGAACTAATCTAACTAAGAGTGATATGAAGAATTTACCTAGTATTAATGGTGATGAATATAAAGAGCAATGTGCTTATTATACAGAGTTAGTTTTTACTAAGATGAATAAGGTTGAAGCATTTAAGAAAGCTTTTCCTGATAGGTATAAGGAAGCTTTAGATAAGACTGGTGGTAATCCTAGTGTTGTTAATGCTAATATAACTAAAGAGATTAATAAGATAGAAAGAAGTAAGTTTGTACAAGAATGTTTCTATTCTGCTAATAAGCATTGGTGGATGAAGTTCTTAGGTAAGAAACAAGATGTATATGAGAAGTTATATGATACAGCTATGGATGAAACAGAGAGTACACAAAATAGATTAAATGCAAGTAAGATATTCTTACAGTTTATACCTGATGCTCCTAAAGAGGATAAGGTTGTAGTTGAGGTTAAAGTTGGTTCTGATGAGTTCAAGGATATGTTATTAGAGAAGAAGAGAGCTTTATATAATGCTGCTAATAATACTGATGATATTATAGATGGAGAAATAGATGAGTAAATGTCCTGAAAGAGGATTTGGTAAAGATGATATATTTAAAGAGAATTATTGGGTAAATGCTAAAGGAGCAGTAGCTATTAATGCTAAGTCTAATAGAGCTAGAGCAGAAGCTATTATGTTGTTTGGACAAACTTATTTTCCTGAACATTTTCCTAGTAAGCATCCTGATATACATACTGATATATTGGCTTTATTCTCATCTACTAACAAGTTTAAATCATCTGCTGTACCAAGAGGACATAGTAAATCTACTTTGGTTTCATTCTTAATGGCTATATACAGAATAGTGTTTATGGAGAGAAAGTTTATAGTAGTAGTATCTGATTCTGAAGATAAAGCTATTGACTTCGTTGTTAGGATAAGAAATGAATTAGAGTTTAATACTAAATTGATTAATGATTTTACTAATGGAGAAGGATTTAAGACTACTGATTGGAGTAAGTCTGACTTTGCTACTAAAACTGGTATTAGAGTTATAGCAAAAGGAGCAGGACAATCATTAAGGGGTAGTATCCATAAGGATACTAGACCTGATTGTATTATTATTGATGACTTTGAAACTAATGAAACTGCTGGAAGTGATAAGTTAATTAACTATATGCTAACTGATATATTTAAGTCTGTTAATAAAAGAGGAACTTATGACATATGTTATATAGGTACTATTATTAAAGATATGGCTGTATTACATCAAATGTTGATTAATGATGAGTTTGCATCTATGAAAGTTGAAGCAGTAGATGAAGATGATAATATGATTGCTCCAATGCTACTAAGTAGAGAAGAATATGAGAGAGAGAAGAGAATATCTTACCAATTAGGTAAAATGAGTACATTCTTTGCAGAGTATCATAATAACCCTATGGTTGCAGATAATGACCAAACATTTAAACAAGAGTATTTTTTACCATTTAATGAAGAAGATTTAGACTTAACTAATATGAATACTTATATAGCTTATGATGTTGCTATGCCTGATAGAGTTGGTAAAAGAGGTAAAGCAGATAGAAGTGCTATTATTGTTTTGGCTACTGATAGTAAAGAAAATTGGTATGTAGTAAGATGTTATGCAAATAGAGATACACCAAGTAAGAATAGAGAGTTGTTGTTCAACTTGGCTAAGAAGTATAAACCTAACAAAGTATGGATGGAAACTATTGCTGCACAAAGAGCTATGTACCTAGAGATAGTAGCTGAAATGAAGAATAAAAGTATTAAGTTTCCTTTTGAAGAAATACCTAGTCAAACTGGTAGTAAAGAAGCTAGAATAGAGCAGTTACAGCCATTATATGAGTCTGGAAGAGTGTATCATAACAAGAAAGATAAAGAGATGATAGAGTTAGAAAGAGAGTTATTATTGTTTGGTAGAACATCACACGATGATAGAAGTGATTGTCTAAGTTTCTTTCTAAATAGAGTTAAATATCCAAGACGAATAGTACAAGATATTGGTAAAAGAAAGATAGATTTCTATGATAAATTCTTTGATAAACCTTCTAGTTCAAGTTGGAAAGTTTTATAGAATAAGTTTAGTTTAAGTATATAATATATACTATTCCACAAATAAGGACTGATATGGAAGATAAAAAGTTAAGTAAATTGAATCAAGATGAATTGTTAAATAAATTAGAAAAATGGTTTACAGATGCTACTTCGTGGGATAAAACTTGGAGAGATAATGCTGAAACTTGGTATGACTATTATCACGGTAATCATTGGACTTCAGAAGAGATTTCTGCACTAGAAGATAGAGGTCAAGCAGTTACTACATATAATCACGTTAAGCCTATAATTGATTCTATCATTGGTTCAGAAAGACAAAATAGACCTAAGATTACTATGGCAGCTAGAACATTAGATGACCAACAAGTTGCAGAAGCTAAAACTAAATTATATGACTATATCCAATATAATTCAAGAACAGATGATGAATTGGATAGAATGATTAAAGATGCTTTTGTTACTGGAAGAGGTTGGTTATATGTTTATCCTGAAGTAGAAGGTAAAACATCTGATATTAAACATTCATTTGTAGATTATAGAGATGTATTTGTTGATAGTCTTTCTAAGAGAGATGATATGACAGATAGTAGATATGTTCATTATGGAGTATTTACTGATACTGATATTATTGCTACTCAATTTAAGAAGTTTACTGAATATAGTGCTGAATCTCCATTTGGATTTGAAACTTCTAGTGATGACCAAATGATTTGGTTTCAAAATGGTAATAGAGATAGAGTAAGATTAATTAATACTTGGTATAGAGATGAGAATGGTGATGTACATACTGTTGTATGGGTTAAAGGACAAATTCTATATTATAAGAAACAACCTTACTCAACTAATAGATTTCCATTTGTACAATATACTATTGAAAGAACTATGGAGAATATGCCTTATGGTATAGTTAAGTCTATGGTATCAGCACAAGATGAAGTAAATAAAAGACATAGTAAAGCTTTACACTATATGAATACCAAACAAGTATTAGCAGAAGAAGATGCTTTTGTAGATATAGAGAAAGCTAAGATAACTTTGGCTAAACCTGATGGTATAACTATGCTATCTGATGGAGCATTAACAAATGGTAAAGTACAGATAGTAGACAATACTGCTTTAGCTTCTACTCATATTCAAATGATGGATATAGCTAAGAATACTATGTATGCACTAGCTGGATTAAATCCCACATTTGTTGGTCAATCTAGTCAATATGAATCAGCTAAGAAAGCTAATATATCTATATCACAAGCTCAAAACAGTTTAGTTCCTATACTTAACAAGCTTAGAATAGCTAGATATGAATTAGCATATATTACTATGAAATTAGTACCTGATTTTTATTCTAGTGAAAGAACTATTAGATTAATTGAACCAAATGGACAATATGCTTTTATGCCATTAAATACAGTTAAGCTTATGAATGATGATACTATTGCTAGAATCAATGATATGAGCACAGATGATGTAGATATTATTATAGAAGATGCTCCTAGAGGTTTAAATGAGAGAGAAGAACAGTTTAATCAATTATTAACTATTCAAGGTCAAACTGCTTCGCCTTTGCCGATGCACATATTACTAAGATATAGCTCATTAAAAGATAAGCATCAGTTAGCAAATGACTTAGAAGGTTATCAAAATATTCAAGCTCAACTACAACAAGTACAGCAATATGCACAACAACTTGAAGAACAAGTTAAGCAAATGGGTGGTATTATTAATCAAAAAGATAGTCAAATAGTTCAAATAGAAACTGCTAAGCAAGTTCAGAAAGAAGTATCAAAAGTTAAAGATAAACTTCAATCTTCAATGGCAGTTATATAATATCCTCATACAGCCCTCTATAAAGAGGGTTGAATTGAGGTTATTCTATTTCAGAATATCTCTCTCGCCTTACTATTTTACCTATTGATGACCTATCATAGTTATATAGTAATGCAAGTTCTTTATAAGTTTTTTGTTTTGTATCAGCAAGATGTCTAATATTAATAACATCTAAATCTGATAGTTTTCTATTTGCTTTGCCCATAGAAGAAAATTCACTAGAATCTCTAAGTTTGTTTCTAGCTGAAGTCATTTTTCTAGCATTGTCATATAGTCCAGTTTTGTATCCGTGTATTATGTTTTCTTGACCAGTACACCATTCTAGGTTACATATTCTGTTATCAGATTTTATTCCGTTAATGTAATTTATCTGTGGAAGATTGTTTGGATTAGGTATATATGTTTCAGCAACAAGTCTATGTACTCTTTTATGTACTCTTACTTTGTTTGAATATAAGTTGCAACATTTGTATCCATCTTTATCTGTTTGGATAGATATGTTTTTCTTTATTCTTCCAGTTCCTATTATTGTAGTACCATCTTCTGATATAAGATAGTTTAAATATGGTATTTTTTCCATTCTGTTCCTTTTAATTTATTTGCAAGATAATTATATCAAGGACAAACTTAGAAATACCTTTGAGATTAGAAAGGATAGCTATGGCTTGTAAAGGTAAAAAACCTAAGAAGTAGTCTTACTAGGATACTCTTCGGAGTAT